GCGCCGGGCCGACCTTGACGTCGCGGGCGTAGCTGGGGACGGCGTCGAGGTCGGCCCGGCGCAGGTAGGACAGCACCGCGGATTGGCCCTGCTTGGTGGCGAGCACCGCGGCGTCGCGTTCCTCGTCTGTCGGGAAGGCCTGGCGCAAGTGTTGGGCCAGGTCGTCCTCGGTGATGATCTGCGTCATCGCTGCCGCCTCTCAGATCAGTCGGTGGCGGGCTTGGTCGCCGTCTTTCGTGGCGGCTTGGCTGGTTCCGCGACCAGCCGCCCAGCGGAAACGGCTGCGTCATGGGCCTCCCGCTGGGCGGGTCGCAGTGAGTCGGGGTCGATGTCGAACATCGCCCCGTTCTCGCCTCGGAACAACATCAGACGCGCGGCACCCGGTAGGCGGCGATGAAGCCGGTCATGCCGGAGGCAACGTCGACGAGCAGGGTGCCGTCGTTCTGGATGAACCTCGCGGATTCCAGCCCGGCGACCTGCGCCAGCTGCGCGGTGCTATTGCCGGCGGTGAGGCTGACGGACAGGTCGCCCTGACCGGCTGACTCGGCGGGCGGGTTGTCGCCAGCCTTGATGGTGACGGCCTTGGTGCTGGCCGTGGTGTTCTCCACGCGGATGACCAACTCCTCCAGCGGGCAGGTCAGCGTGACGACGTGGTGGTTGGTGGCGTCCAGCGCAGTGCCGGTGCCGACCTTCACGTCGGTGCCAGTGGTGGACAGTGCGGTAATCGGGACAGCGGCGCGTGCCATGGATGGCTCCTAAGGGTGAGAACGAAACGGAGAGAAGAGCGGGGGATGAACCCGGCAGCGGCCAGAGGAGGGACCGCTGCCGGGTACTCATCAGGTGATCGACGCGGTGAGGGTGGCCAGAGCGTCGGGACGGACGACCTTGGCGCCGTAGACGTGCAAGCCCTTGAGCGCGTCCTTGAAGCCGTTCTCAGGCCGGTAGGCCTCCACCTTCACAATCTGCTCGGCGAACGCGATCGCACCGGGAACACCAGCCTGGACGATCCAGTCGTCGCCGGTGACGTTCACGCAGTTATTGCTGACGAGCACGTCGAAGCCAAACGCGCGGCCGACGATGCCGTTGCGCAGCGCCTGGTCAGAGCCGGACGCATCCACGCGCATGAACAGGTCCGAGCCGAGCAGCAGCGCGTAGTACCACGGGGGCACGACCACGTAGCGGCCCTGGGTGGGCACGTTCGCCTCGTTGAGCTGGGTCATCAGGTTGATGAGCCCGGCGACAGCCTTGGCCGCATCGGTGATCGCGGTCGTGGTGATCGCGTTACCAGCGTCCACGCCGGTGTACAGCGAGGCCACGTACTGGTCTGCCACGTCGGCCAGCCCGTAGGCGGACTCTTGCGCGGCCTCGCTCATCAGTGCGCCACCGTTGGCGGACTGTGCCAGATCAATGTCCTCGATCTGGAACGCGAAGTACTTGCTCTGGTCGATGAGCAGAGAACGCCCAGCATCGGTCAGCGTCTCCGGGGTGATCGTCGTCACGTTCTTGGTGTACGTGCCGATGGTCGGGCGGCTGATCGAGGTGATGCGGACGGTGTCGCCACTGTCGCGGATCTCGCCCTCGTAGTCGCGGTTAGCAACGCCGGGACCGGCGAAGACCAGGGACTTCTTGAGGCTGGACAGCAGGCGGGCCGACCAGACCTCGGGGATGAAATTGGTGATGGCCATGGTGGCCCCTTTCGGTTAGTGACTCCCTGCCTTGAGGTCGTCGAATTGGCCGGCATCGTCCGCTGCCACGATCTGGTCGGGGGTCATGCGGGCCATGTCGGCACGGGATAGTTGCTTGGGCTTGCCTGGGGCGTCGCCGCGGTCACCGGCGCCGAAGTCAGGGGTCGGCGTGGGTGCGGTCTTGCCCCGGAACTCCAGCAGCCGGTCAGCTGCCGCGTTCAGCTCCTCCTCGGTCGTGCCCGCCAGCAGATCGGCGGGGACTCCCTTGGTGGCTGCCACCTGCGAACGCAGAGCCTCGGCCTGCAGCCGCGCATTCTCCGCTTGGAGGTTTGCGAAGGCCTCAGCCTGCTTCTGCGCCTCCGACTTGCTGGCCTCTTCGATTTCGGCGAGGCGCTTGGCGGCGGCGTTGTTCTCCTTGGCCCTGGTCTCCCACTTGCGCGCTTCGGCCTTCCAATCCGTCTCGGGCTTCACCGGGGGCGTAGCGGGTGCCTGCTCCTGTGCAGGAGGCGGCTGCTCGACGGTCGGTGCCGGGGTCTGGTCGGTGGGCTGCGGGGCGGGGATCTGGGTGTCGGACATAGGTGGCTACTCCCGTGCGGGTTGGGTGATGAGCCGACCCGTGCGGGTGCGGCAAAGCCCGGCTAGGCCGGGTGGTCTATTGGGTGCGCGTCAGGCGTCGGCCTGTGCGTCCTCGGCGGCGTCGCCGGGGACGGCGTCTTCTGCGTCGTCCTCAACGTCGGGCAACTCGACGACGGCAGGCTCAGGTGTCATCGCGCCAGCCATCGCCGCGTCGCGTGCGCGGTTGATCTCCATCTGGTCGACGCGTGCGGCGTCATAGCCCAGCACGTCGGTCATCCGGTCGCGCCACGGCAGGTCGCCGGCCTTGGTCAGCGCGTCGAACCGCTCGGCCAGCGACTGGCGTTCGGCAGGGGACCATTGCACCTGCACCTCGGCGGGCTTGCCGTCAAGGGTGAGCCCCAGCGGGACCAGCACATCCCAACTTGGGGAGAAGCGCTGGATGCGGTCCTCGGCCTTGAAGACCAGGCCCTCGCGGGCGAACGCGGCGCCCTCGGCGGTCTGATTCTGTCCGTCTCCGGGGATCATCGTCGCCATCGGGGTGCGGGTCAGTGCAGCGAACTGGCTGATGTCGTCCTTCGCGGAGGAGAGCACCTGCTGAATGTCGCCGGGCTGGGACTCCCAGATCTTCACCCCAGGAGGAAGCACCCACAGGGCGTCCGGCGCTGAGACGAACATCTCGTTCCAGTCGATCTCCTCGCCGTCCTCGTCGGTGTCCGTGATGGCTCCGCCGTCGCCGGTCTCCTCCAACGCCCGCTGGCGGAACGCCTGCGAGGCGACGATCAGCAGCCGCTGCAGGATCACCCAGTTGATGCGGTCGAGCAGGTCAGTGTGCTTGGCGAACTCGCCGATGCCGTCCCGGTTCTCGAACCGCACGATCGGTACGCGATCGAGCCCCGAGGTGCCAGAACGGGTCGGGTCGGGGTCGGGTTCCCAGCCGCCCATGCGCCATGGCTCGGGCGACGTGGAGTACGGCGCCGGTGCCTCACTGGGACGGATGAACCTGTAGACCATGCCAGGCAGGTGCAGCACCGCATGGTCATGGGTGCGCCCCTTCCAGGTCTTCAGCCCGGCCTCGACCCACGAGGGGTCAAGCGGGTCGTGCTCGGTGATGCACCCGAAGGGGGACTCCCGAGTGATGATCGCGCCGAACCTACCCTTGGCCGCCATGCCGTAGCCGTAGCCGTAGGTGAGCGCGTCACGGTGGATGTCGGAGGCGACAGCGCCGCCACGCGACCGGCGCCACAGGTCACGCGCCGAGTCGTTGTCGGTGCCCTCGTCACCGACCCGGAAGCCAGAGATGCGGATCCGTTCGGCGGGTGCGTCGATGGACAGTTCGGCGAAGTTGGTGCGCGACATCTTCTGCCACTTGACGAACGCCTCACGGTGCACGGTGGATGCGTCGCGCAGCGGCGGGTTGTTGGTGACGTAATCGCGCAGACGGTCCATCTCGGTCAGGCGGTACATCAGCTTCTCGCTCAGATATTCGAGCCACTGCTGCGGAGACATGTCCGGCATCAGTCGGGGTCTCCTTTCAGCGAAGTCTTCTCGGTGCTCTGCGCGCCCTCTTGGGCTTCCAGCCGGCGGCCAACGCGTCGGCGCGGGCCTCGTAGGCCAATGCGGCACCGATCACAGAGTCGATCTTGCGGTCCTGGGACGGCTTCCTCACCAGCCGCAGGCGGCCACGGCGGGCCACCTCAGCGTTCACCAGGTGGTCCATCACGCGCCGGTCACCGGAATGCCACAACACACCGTTCGACAGGTCCACACGCAGCCGGTCCAGGGCCGCGTCCATCGCCACATAGCGGCTTGTCGGCCACTCGAACACCCGCTCAGAATGTGCAGCGGACCACGCACCGATGTCCGAACGCCACTCGTGCGGGTCACAGTACATGCGCACCACGTCATACCGGCCGAACGCCTCCTCGACCACAGCCGCCACATCCTCGCGGGGAACCTCCCAGCCGCGGGCCTGCGGGCCGTCCGGCTTCTCCCAGATCTCCAACGGGAACAAGAACCCGTCCGACATCCGGCACCCGATCAGCACCGTCGAGTCATCCGACAGCGAACCATCGAACCCGATCGTAATGTGCTCCCCCTCGGCCACCACCTCGGTGCGCACCTGGCGGGCCACCACATCAGCGGCCAGGAAGGCATCCGCCGAAGCGGTCTCCCGGTTCAAGTAGTAGCGCGCCGCGGTGGCCACATCAGGGCACACCTTCGGGTCGCACATGTCGCGGTAGATCCGCTCGAGATCCATCCACTCAGCGGCCGCACCGTACACCTCACGCAGCTGCGCGATGGTGTGCTCACGGTCCCGGATGTCGATCCGGCCCTTCGCCTCACGATGGTCGACGTGCGTCGACGCGCTCAGCGTGCGCTTGCGCCACGGCACCAGGGTCTGCTCGGCAATCGAGTTCTCCCCGGCCCGGTACATCGTGGTGGTCTGCATCATCCACGGCTCGGCGATCTTGCGCTTACCGAGGTTGCGGCGCACCGTGGCGTACATGCTGCGGGTCTCGCGGGTGGTGTACAGGTGCGACTCATCGGCGCAGACCCACGTCTCCTTGCCGCCGTCCTTCGACGCGGCACCCGCGGTGCAGGCTCGGATCTCGCCACCGCCGGGGATCCACAGGCTTGACGCCGACTGGTACTGCCGCACACCCTTGATGCCCCCGTAGAGGTCTGGGTGCACATCCGGTCCCCATTCGGCGGCGATGAACGCGATGTTCTCGAACGTGTTGCCCGCCTGCGACTCTTCGGTCGCCAGGCACTTCAGCAGCGGAGTGCGGATCGGTCGGGCCACCGGCTGCCCGTAGGCGTCCCAGCCGTCGAAACGGACCTCGCCGAAGCCTTCAGCCGTGCCGATGAACCCGGCCAGCTCAGACTTGGCGCGGCCCTTCGGTCGGCTGAACACAGCCTCGTCGTGGGTGCGTCGGCCGGTGGCGGGGTCGATGCGGTAGGCCTCGACCAGGAACTCCAACTGCTCTTCGTCCAACTCGATCGGCTCACCGGCGACATCACCCGGGCCATGACAGCAGAACGCCTCAATCCAATCCGCGACCGCGTAACCCAGACTGGGGACGTGGCCCTCGAACTGCGGGAGGAACTTCCTAGGCGCCGCCGGCACGAGCCCGTGCCCTGTCGAGACTCGTCACACTCGAACGGCCGCCCGGTTTCGAGGCTCCCTGCGCACGCAGACCGCGGCGCTGGGGCTTCGAGCCCGTGACCTCATCCGGCATCCGCAGCGACACGAGCAGCCGGGCCTTCAGCGACATCGTCTTTCCGACCTCGCTCAGCATGGGGTGCGCCTTCGCGTCGCCCTGCATGGTCGTCACCATCAGGCCCTCGGCGGCCAGCACCCGCTCCATCACCTCGATGTGGTCGGTAGCCCGGCAGGCGTCAGCCAGGACCTCGCGCATCGGGTTGTCCGACTCGGCGAGGCTGTCGTCGCGGCGCAGGCACGACGTCCACAGCCGGCGCCCCGAAGGGCCCAGCTCGGCCGGCGGCTTCACGGAACGGGCCATGTTGAACCTCCAACCAAACTCAGATGTGCGAACTGCGAAGGGCCTCCCCCAGCGGTGTGCTGGCCCCCATGGGGGGAGGGGTCCCTGCCCTGGGGTCAGCGTCGGCCGGCGGCCGCCTCGGCCTTGGTTTTGGCCTGGTGGCACGGCTTGCACAGGGCCTGGCCGTTGGCCGGGTCGAGTGCGAGCTCGGGTGCGACTGCGCGGTTGATGATGTGGTCTGCCTCGCTGGCTGGTCGCCCGCACTGGCGGCAGGTGTGGCCGTCGCGGTCGAGGACGGCCTTGGCCCAGCGCGCGTGGGCGTTGCGGTCCATGGGTGTGCGCCCGGCCCAGGCCTTGCGCTTGTGGTCGGGGCAGCGTCCGCCATCGCCGGCGATGGCTGGGCAGCCGGGCTGGGTGCAGACGCGTGGTGCTCTAGCCATCGGCGGCCATCTCCTCGGCCAGCACAGTCACCGTGGTCATCACCGTCAGCGACGCCCGACGGCACAAGTCCTCGGCCACATCAGCCGAGTACGCTTCCCCGTCCCAGCCGATCTCGCACATCGTCTCGTCGTGGATCACGCGCACACTGAGCACGGCCCCACCTCCCGTGACATGCGAAAGCCCCGGCACCGGGGGAGATGCTGGGGCTGACGCTTGGCTCTGATTCTACGCGCTGTAGGCGCGCAAGTCTTTACCCGTCATCGGTTGCAGTCCGATTGCCTCACGGGTCTCGTTGACCCATGCGACAACGTCGTCGGTCAACAGGAAATGCTCGGTCACCCCGTCGCCCTGGAGCGCGACTGTGACGCGAGCGGCGGATAGCCGCGAGTGAGTCAGGCGCTCTACGTCGCGGCCTCCATGGGCGATGGCAACGAGCCGCGCTGAACCTTTCGCCCCGAAGCGTCCAATCCGCCCAGTGAGGGCGGCGGAGGTCCCGATCTTGATGACCGGGGACCCTCGGCGAAGGACCCCGTAGATGAGTGGCATCTGGAGTTCCGTGGCCGCTCTGATCTGTGCGGCAAAGCATCCAATCTCGTCCTGGAGATCGAGCGAGATGTGAGTGTCGGCGTCGCTTTGGAAGACTGAGCGCGACCGTCGCGCTGGTATCGTCGACATCTGCTGGGACTCCTATCGGTCCTAGAGCCCTTGGCCGTTGGCGCGGCGTGAAGGGCGCTTATTGACGAGTAAAGCCACCCGCCCGAAATTGGACGCGCGGCTACTGCCTGAACGTTACGACATCGCCCTAGCCACAGTCAAGCACTTCGCCCATCAATTTTTACCAGCACGTCGAGCAGGTCCACCTGCTCATCGCTGTAGGTCCGCACCTGGCCACGCCACACCCACTGGCGCAACGTCCCCGGCGCCAGTGCGTACCGTGCGCACACCCACGCCCGCGGCACCGGGAAGCGCCGCTTGGGCGCGACCACCCGCAGCAGGTGCGGCAGGTCGGCCATCCCCCACACATCGGCGCACCGGGAGCACTCCAGCTCGATGGCCACCAGATCCGGCTCCGAGGTCCACTCCGGGGTGCGCCAGCGCAGCGGCCCACCGCACGACGGGCGTTGCCTGAGCGGGTCCGGCTGCGGGCAGCGTCCCAGCGGTGCGACCTTGCGGTCCTGCTCCTCGGTGTGCCAGCGGTCGTCCGGCACCGCGGCCCGGCAATGGTCGGCGGCGTCGCGCAGCTCCACCACCACATCACCCACCGCAGGATGCACCATCAGCGCATCCACGTTGCGCGCCAACATCCGCGCGGCCTGCGCCACCGTCAACGCCCGCGACGT